GGTTTAAACCCAGTTTCTACTGTTTGTAAAAAACCAGAAAGTACAAAAGTACTCAGATTTTTAAAACTATTAGAACTAATAAATCCAGCAGAGTTTTGATTAGTAATAGTTAAAACAGGAGAACCGATAGTTGATGAAACATTATCTAAAAATAATTGATTAACATTAATAGCTAATCTACAGTTGTCAGTGCGAGTAGCGTTGTTGTTTAAAGTAATCGAAGTAGGAGTAATAATAGTAACTACCGTATTGCTTGGTAATACTGTGATTCCACATAAATTTTCTGCTGTAAGAGAATCTCCAAGTTTAATACCAGATTGAAGAAAATTAAACGGATTCACTAAAGCATGAATATGTGCGTTATATTTTGCCAGACTACTTCGAAATGGTTCAGCACCAATTCCTGTAATTGGATCTCCCAATATAGCTTGTGGCGTAAGTGTCATTATTAAACCTCTGTAAATACAATACTATTTGAAGTAAACAAAAGAAAATCACCTTCAGGAACAGTTCGTGTAGCACGAAATTGTCCTGTAAATAAAGGCGAATAAGATGGTGTAGCAATACCAAACTGACCAAACAATACAAAAAAGCTAATTTGAGATGTTTGTCCAGTTGGAACTGGACCTAATTGTATTTCTTCTGCAATACGAACAATATTATCTGCAATTGAAAAATCTGTAATTTCTCTTGGCGAAAATATAGCAGCAGGTAATAGCCAAGTAGGATTTAAACCAGGATCTGAAGAATATACGTTTAACCAGTATTTATCTGGTTTTGCCAGAGTGGTTAATCCGAAAACATGATTTTGAAAGCCGTTTCGTAAATAAATAGATTTCATATGTGTAACAAAGAAGGGTCAGAAAAAACAATTGTAGAGCCGTTTGAGAAAGCACCAGCTAAAGTACCATCATCAGAAGAATAATAATCATAAAATATAGCACTTTCTATTGGATCATGTATACCAAACATTCCTGTTTTAAATATACTTGTCTCCATAATATCCGTTAACTCTGGTAGTATAGTATACAAAGTTTTTACACGAGCATTAATGTTCTCTATTATAGTTCTATTTATTTGTTCATTTAATGAAACAACTTGAATAGTATTATAATTAGCTTCTATAGTTGAAGTACCTTCGTGCACAGCCAACTCTGAAAAGAATAAATTTGCATCAATACGCATTTTTCCTGAGTTATCCAACCAAACATAACGTTTATCTAGTTGAGATAGTTGTGCAGAAAAAGCAGTAGAAGATATCGAAGCATTTTCTAAGCCAATAAAATAAAACGAATTTCGTTTACGAATTCGTTGAAAACCAGGTCCTAAAATATTTTCTATGTCAAGATTAAAAGAAACTTCTTCTTCTCCTTCTAAAATATATTTAAAAAGATACCATCCTGATTTATTAGGATATAAAGATATATAAGAATTTCCGTGATATTCTGTAATAGATATTGCTCTTTGAATAAGATTTTCTTCTGACAAAACTTCATTCCAGGAACCAGGGAGAAAATATAAGCGGATTTTACTATTAGATGGAAGATATTTACAATTAAGAAATATTTCATCCATAGTTTGTTTATTATTAGTATCCGAATATTGCTGTTCCCATGCACTAATTTGACTTTCTATTTGAGAATTGTTTAACTTAGTGCAACACCATATTAATATTGTTTTTTTACCATTAACAGTGTTAAAAGATAGATGTAATAAGCCACCATGTTCTTTAGTTATATGTTCTTTGTCAATTAAATAACTACCAAAAATATAATTATTTTCGTCAGAACTATCTTGTAAAGCTACACCAGAATATAAAAATTTATTTTGTTCATCAAATATTTTGTATTTAGTATTTGCTAAATATCCAAAATTAGTCAAACTAACTTCTGAAGACCAAGGTTTCAATATAATGACTGAACCAGGAAATTGTGCTATGTAAGCCAATCTTCCTTCTTTAACATTAGTTTGTATTTCATTCCAAGTTCCAAACGCAACACTAAATTGTTCTAATACACTTTTAATAGTCATTAACGACCTCCTTTAGGGGTTGCAGAAGGTGTTACCGTAGTTGGTGGTTTTGTATAAGTAGTTGGAACTAACTGTCCATCTGTTGTGCGTTTATGACCACATGTAGCATTATGTTTATGATCTACTATAGTCAATACCTGAACTAAAGGTTTACCGTCTTGTCCAATTACTGGTTTACCGTCTTTATCTAAAACAGCATTTCCGTTTTTATCTAATCCAATAAGTTTAGGTTCTTCAGAAAGTTTTGAAGAATCCACTACAGCCCCTTTTTCATCAAGTGTTAAGGGCTTTCCATTAATATCTAAAACAGGCTTACCGTCTGCTCCAACAACTGGTATATTAGTATTACTAGCTTTTCCTACGTTAGAAACAATGTTTAAGTTGGGCTTCTCTACTTGAACTCCATATTGTTTATAATCTAACAATAATGCGTCTACAGCATAATACACTCTGTCAACTCTAGTATAGAAATATCTTACAGATTGTATTAAAGCATTATAACTAAGCACTAGAGATTGTTCATTAGGATTGGAATCATCTTTTAAAGGAATAGAAGCAATTAATATTTTAACAGGGCTTCCTCTTTGAACTATTTCTCTATCAAAAAACGAGGCAGTTTTATTAGCTGTTAATGCTGCATTAATGTTATACAATGCGCTTGCACTGTTTACACCCTCGGTGTTGTTTATACCTTCATTTCCTATAAACATACCAACCATTTGAAGTATAGTTTGTTCAACGCCTAATGTTTGAAATACAGGTGGACCACCTGGTATAGAAAATCTTTTTTGATTCATACTAGTTCGCATTAAAATACCAGGTTTAATTTCTGGTACTTGTGCTGTAGATGTACTTCCTCTAACTTCTACTGCTGGCAATAATGAAAATTTAAAAGTTTTAGGACTTCCATCAATATAACTAATACTAAACTCTGTTGCAGATGCAATAATATCTGCAGGATCTAAAGCTGGAACATTAAAAATATTATCTGATTTAACATTAACACTTGCATTAATATCAATTGTTTGACTAGATTCAAAAAAAGATTGTGCTTGTTCAGAATTCTTTATATCTACAGTTTTAGTAGGACTACTAGTAGATAATAAATTATCAAATGAACGAACTGACTGCAAGAAGTTAACATTTGTTGTGAAGTTAATAGGATCAATAGATAAAAGATTATCTACCATTAAAAACTCCTTATTAATTGTATAGTATGATTAATCAAAGGATTAGGTTCAATCTTTTCAAAAGTGGAAACCCATTCTAATTGATAACTCAAAACATTATTAAACCCAACATAAGTTCCCTCAACTAAAGGTGTTGGTTGGTTAGTAAACGTTAAATTATTACACAAACCTAAAGCTCTGTAAGATGCAGGTAAACTAGCTTGTGGTAATGTTGCTTCTAAATATAAATAGGTTGATTTAGCATTAACTAAAATAGATAAATCATTAGAAGTAACACTTTTATATATAGCGTTATCAACAATAATTTCACCAGTAATATCCCTAGAACACAAGGTTGTTTTATGGACATAAATAAATCCATAACATTCAGGTAAAAGGGTTAAAGAAGGTGATGGTAATGGAGGTAAATCTTCATTAATCCAAGGCTGTGTTTTTCCAACAGCAATCCAAAATAAATTATTTGTAGTTACATAATAATTTAAAGCTCTCTTTACTTTACTAAGATTTGTTTCTGTACTTCTCATTTAATTTTTATATAAGTTTTAGATTTAACATTAATTTGCTGATACATCTTATAGTGTATTGTTGCATTAATACCAGCAGCTACGCATAATAATAAATCGTCAATAAGTCCTTGAATATAATCAGGAGTTTCTATAATAAAAAATCCTAACAATAAATTAAGAGGTAATTCCTTTAATTGATGTTGCCAATCAAAAACATATAATGTATTAAAATTTGATGGATTAAGTTTAAATGCATTAATAAATTCAGACCAAGAATTGAAATTATATTCTGTAAAAACTTGAGTACTTAAATCTTTTATAAATATTTGATTGATTAATTTTGGTTCAACAATTTTATATCTATTTAATTTATAACAATTTTCTATTAAATCTATTAAACCACTTTTAGCAGATAAATTTAAATTAATCCTAGTTAATAAATTTGTTTTAGTAAAAAAGTCAGATTGAAGATAATGTCTTTTAACAGAAAAAGATTTACACCAAGCATCTAGAATTTTTCCTTGACTAGTTAATATACTTATACTATTAAATAATTCATGCATCAACAAAGAATTAGAAAAAGTTAAACTTGAATAAGAGTTTATTAGTTTACCTAATTCTCCGTTTTCTAAAGCTTCGATAGATTGCCAATGATATCCATTTGGTTGTAATCTCTGAGCTGTTTGTTTATTGTAAGTAGTATCGGCTTCTGCTTCGTCAGCGTTAAGATAAAAACTATTTTGAGAAAATATATAATTATTTTTTGTTAAATTACACGAAGAAGAAATTATAAAACTTGGTAAATTTTCAGAATCAATTTTACCGTATATATTTTCAGCAACATTATTAAACAAAGAAGTATATAACCAGTTTGAAATATTTAACGCAGTTAAGTTTTTCTCTTTTAATAAAGTAAACATATACGAACATAAACTATCTTGTCTATCAGTGAACGCAATTAAGTTTTTAAAACTTGATATAGTTGTTATAGCTTGATTTAAAGTGTCATACTTTTTAAAATGGTATAACCAATAAATATAAGCAATATATGTGTTTGCTTTTTCTTTATTTCCTAATAAATTATAACTATCATTAAATTCAAAATCAACTAAATCATTTATAGCCAAATACTCTTTTGCTGCTTTAAAATGAACAAATTCGTCGTATTGTATGGATAATAAAGAAGTTAAAAATAAAGAGCTAATACAACTAGTTTCATAACTAAATGTTTGTGAACTGTACCCAAAATCATCGTAATTAGTTATGGACAATCCTGTGGATTCTTCAACACTTATGCTAACTAATTGACCCAACTGCTTTAATACGTCACCAAAATAAGGCGGTAACTCTATTAATTTATGATTTGGTCTATCTCTAAAATATTTAGTTGCTTCTACTAAAGCAAAACCTAACCAAGAATTTTCTAATATATCTCTGTTTTTTTCATAAAAACAAGCGCTTTCATCATTAGAAATTACTTTGTATAATATTGTTGGAAAACCAGCAATAACCGTATCATCTGTAGTTAATTTTAAAGTTAATGGATCAACATTTTTTAAATTATTAGCCCAGATATACGTTATCTCAGACAATAACAAATATAGTAAATTATCTTCTTGAAAAGAAATTAAACTTAATATTCCAAAAGCAATTTCAGTTAAAGAAGACATTTTCATGTCTGAGCCAATAATAGACGATGGAATGTATCCTCTATTATTTAGTTTATATGTATGAGATTTTGTAAGGTTTTCTTCCGAGTATTTTATAAATAAAGCGTTAACAATTTTAGGAAAGTTTTCAATTATTAAAACTTCTTTTGGTATTTCCGAATCCAAAGGTTCAAATTCGGTTATGTCTATGTCTAAAAGATTATAGTATGATGTTGTATCAGTAGTAAATAATACAGTTCTTGCATAAGCATCAATAAGAAATGTTTGAGAAACTTTTAAGCTAGAATCAGCAGTTATACTTGTCCAAACGGGTTGAAGAGAATCACTAATAGTATAATGAGGATTATCAATAGTATCAAACCAAGCAGGACGAATTTCTGCTCCTTCAGCACCAATAGCATAAGGATAATTAAAACTAAGATTTGGTTCGATCCAAACATAATCAGCAGTTTTTATTAATGCTGATTCATAAATAGGAGTTTTCCAAAGCAATGAAAAGTTTTTAATAGGTTGCAATGTAGAATCAACCGTAAGACTTTTATCAACTGTTATTCTATAAGATGCATCTAATCCAGTTTCACCTTCGTCTACTGATACCTTTAATTCTCCTTGCCCGGCTATTAAAGACGGATTGTTTCCTAATTGAAGATTTCTAGAATAGTTTTTTTGAGATGAGTTAGTGTAATCACCTTTAATAGAATCACTTATGCGAATCATTAAATTATTAGCACCATAATTAGCAGGATAATTTGTTACACTTTCCTGAATTAAATCAACCCACTTTGTAAAAGTTGGCTCTTGTGCTAAATGAGTGTAAAAGAAATAATAAAAGTTTTCTTTATAATGCGTCATAAGTAATCCATATATTATTTGATCTTACAACAGCATTATTAGGTGGTTGAATATCTGTAGTCGGTGTAATAATTTGAGCTTGTACAACGCTTCCAGTAGAAACTATTTGTTTAATTAATGCTTCTCTGGAAAATAATTGTCCTACACTAAGAGAAAATAAATACCTAGTTGTTATATTAAGTATATTTTCAGTCAATGTATCTTTATCAACTTGTGGCAAAGGTAAAATATATATTTGTATATCTGTATTTTGTCTTATAGCCTGAAATAAGGTAAATGTTACTCCAGCAGCTTTTATTAAATTTACAATATTAGAAAATTCAAGAAAATTTATCTGAGTAAGAATGTTTGGTGAATCTAAATATATTTCTAATAATCCAGGAATAGTATTTTTAAAAAATACTTCTTCAATAATATTATTCTCTAGTAATGCAGCACGAATAGCTTGTTGTGTTGTTCCACGCCTATTAGAAATAAATTCAATAATTCTTGATCTAAAAGAATCATCAGATTCTGGGGATGCACCAAAACCTATGTTTCCACAAACTTCTCCATTGTTTGTTCTATGTGTACCAACAATGAAATTAACATTTGGATAAGAAGGAGATATTAATTTACTTCCAGCTTTTAAGTTATATTGTAATCCTTGTTGAACTGCAGTAATAGGTATTTTTGCTTCTATAAAACTTAGAATTTTTACAGAAAAAGAAAGGTTAACAATAAATTGAAGATTGGTAGTTGTATCAGTAAGTATAGTATTAGGTTCAATTGACACATTGGGATCACTACTAAGAGTTAATACAAACCCTGTTGAAACTCCACCGCTACGCCTCAATAAATTAAAATTAGAAGCCAATCTATCTAAATCAGATCCAATAGCGTTTGAATAAAACATACTATTAGATAATTCATTGAGAACTAAATCTTGTTCATAATGAATACCAGCGAAAGAACGAGTTAAAGAATGAAGTACACTACCAGGTGCAATATCAGTTAATGCTGAACCATTTTCTGCTAAGTACTTAAAAAAGCCTATTTGTATGTCTTGAATATTTCTAGGATTAAACATTATTTATTCCATTATCTAAAACTAAGCTTAAAGATCTTAGTTCATCTTCGCCCTTAATAATATACTTAAATTTTTGTATGTAAACTTGATTAATAGATTTAAAAGCAACACCGATATCCATAACTTCTATTCTTTGATCTTCTCTTGCTGCTTCTTCCAAAGCTTTTAATATACTTTCTAAGCTTAACGTAGTAATGGGAGCAGATAAGTAAAAATACATATCATTTCCATAAGTTTCGCCAATTTCTGTAATACCAGTAAAAGTTCTCATAAATCTTTTATATCCATAAGGAGGAGTATTAAGTCTTCTAAGAAAAGCTTTTACAATATTAGTATTTCCTTTAACTAGCCTAAAATCTCCGTTTACTACCTCAATATCTCCCATTTCTGCCAGAAAAATATCCACACCAGATGCAGCATTTGATCGTGTAGATATACCTTGTTGTTCGTATTTGGAAAAAGAATATGTCACAGATTTAAAGAAGCGTATTGAGAATATTCAGAGACAATAATAAATTTACTTGTTTGAAATATAGGTATAATTCTTGAATCAGATTTAATAGGAAACATTAAATTATCGTATCTTGTAGCTTTTATTAAATAAGTCCCTTGTTTAAAAGAATAATCATTAAATTCTACATATATCCGACCGTTTGTTAACAAGTCGTTACCCTTCAATACTTCAATAAAATTATCATTATTCTTATACGATAATGTCCATCCTATTAATCCTGCAGAATGAGGAGTATTAACGTTTATAGAAATGTCTAATATTGATGGATCTGGACTAGAAGCATATTGAAGATAATTATCTAAAGGTTGAATGAAATCAATGGATTCTTGAAAGAGTGTCCAAACTCTAGCATATTTTGCGTAAGTGATTGTTTCATCCCAAACTTCTACTAAAACAATAATATTCCTATTAATTTTATCTTCGTTTATTATAATCCCTTTTAAAATTTCGACATTGTTTGAATTAAAAAATACTAAATTATTACCAACAACAAATTCTAAATAAGAAGGTGCATTAGTAATATCAACTCTAATTGTGTTAGTTGTTAATATTAAAAACTTATTAAATGTTAAGTTAAAAATATTTAAAGGTAGTAAATATTGTTTATTATCATAGGGCAATTCATGTGATTCCATTAAAATACATCCTGATTTGATATTTGAGGACCAGCAATAGTTATAGGAGCTTCAGGAGTATCGTTATTATTTTGAACTTTCCCACCTGGTTGATTTCCTTCAACTTTACTATAAGGTTTTGGAATAGGAATTTTAGTAAATGATTTCAAAGATGTCCCTAAACTTCCTCCTGGAGAATTAATAAAAGTCATAGATCCTGTAATGAAAACTTTGCTAGCTGCTTGAATTTTTACTGTACCTTGTTTACTAACAACATTATAATCATTTGTTGCAACATTCATACTAGAACCATATCCTGTACCAGTACTTGCTGATACATCACTTACAGTCTGTTGAGAATTTTGTCCAACTTGATTCCATAAAGAATCTTGATATCTTACCGTTCCACCATATATTTCTTGTACATTAGCTGCATAATCAGTTTTACATTTACTAGTAACAATAATTCTATTAGAAGACATTTGTGACATAGTATCTTCAGCTCTTGCCCAAGACTGTAAAGAAGATTGTTGAATTAAATCAGATTGAGTATGATTAAATTTAGATTGAACAATTTGTTGTTGACTTGTAAGATTTATTACAGGAGAATCAAATGATGAAAAAGTAGATGCCTGAACTCTAAATTGATTTGTTTCAAATTGTTTAGTCCCTCCATTTCTTTCAACTTCGTTACCTTGGCTATAATCTGCTAAATTAGATTTTAAAGCAGTAGCAGTAACTTTTCCTGATTCTGAAACAAACTTTTTATAAGGAACAACGCTAAGATTTAACGATGGAAAAGTTGCTTGAACAGTTTGTAATACTGTATTAACAACTCCAACTTCTGAGGTGTCTGATTCAAAATGGACATTTTTTAATAAATCTGTACTCCAAGTTGAAAGTCTATCAGTAGCAATTTTTGTAAATCCTTGCAAAGTTTTAGTAGACAATATATCTTGATGATACGGGCTTTGCAATTCTGGATTAGTTACATTTAAACTAGAATAAATGCTATTGCCAGATCCACCAGATGGCGTTTTATCGCGTACACTTTGGTTTACTGTTTCATCACTAAAGTATTGATTTAAACCTTGCTTAAGAGTGTTTAAAGCAGAAGAATAAAATGTATTATTTTCTAATTCTTTTGTTCTTTCGTTTTCTAAGTTGATATTTTCTGATGTTAAATTAGATAATATCAACTGAATAATATTACTAGTTTTTTCAAAAGGTGGACTTGAAGATATAAATGGAATTAATGAACCATAATCATTGGCAAGAATTGGATAAGCACATACATTAATCTTTGTTAAAAAATTAAATAGATAAAAATTAACTTTAAATTTTGCTATACCAGCATTATTTGTTATTGCAAATGGTGCTTGAATTCTTTGAATACTTGGATTAGTAGAATCTGTTAGTACTCTTAATACTAATGGAACATTAGATAAAAGATTTCCATCTCTTCCAGTTAATGTTGCAGTAATTGATATTTCATTGGAAGAAAAAACTACTGAGTTATTAGAAATTAATTCTACATTATAAAACGCATTATCAAAATTAGTAACAAGTGCTACGTCCACATTGTTAAACGTAGATACTCTAATAAAAGAAGAATCTTCTACGTTAATTATATTTTGAAAAGATGGTTCAAATTTTTTAGAAACTGTACTAAACATCTACTTGTAAATCTCCTACTTTTATTGGTTCATTTCTATTAAAATCTATAAATTTAAGTAATCTAGTGTCTTTTGTATTAAATTCTTCTTGAGGTAAAAGTTGTACAGCTAATAAATAGATTTTGTACGAAAATTCTTTTGCTTCCTCAATAGAATTAAATAATGACAAACAATCAAAAGCATCTATTGTTGTATATAAATCACTTATTAATTTTAGTTTAATTTCTTTGTTTGTTATTTGACTACACCATACTCGAAAAGAAGTATTTAAATTATCATCACTTAAGCTTGAAAGTCTTATGGCAGCTTCAATCAAACCTTGAACAGCGAAAGCTAAGTAGTATAAAACAAATCCTCCTGGTTGGCTTTCTTTCAAAATGTTGTTAGAAATTCTTTCTAAATCTAATATATTAATTATTTCTAAACCAAAATAATCTGATTGATTAGATTGAAGAATAAATGTTTTTAATATTTTTAATAATTCTGGTGAAATTTCTCCCATAATAAAACGTTGTCTTAAATTAAGCCAGTGATTATTATTAATCATTGTTCGTCTCATAAGATAATATATAGGCTTTTCCTCTGGTTCTAAATTTTGAGTTAATTTAAAATATATAGAATTTAATATTTGTTCTATTTGTTCTAACGGCAATGAAGACGAAAATATTCTAGATAATAATTGATAATTTTTTATTCTAGGGTTTGAAGTAAAATTAATATTATTTTGTGTCCAAAAAGAATCTAGATAATATTTTAATAAAGTAATAGGTTTGTTCGGAGTTAAATTAGGATTATTAAAATTAAGTTCTGTATTAATAAAACTATAAGCAACAGAACCAACAACTCCACCAAAACCATCATAATCTTTTACATCAGAATCTGAAAAAATGTAACTAGCAAAATCCGTTCCATATGCAGACTTCCAAAACCTATTAGCATGAGTTGTTAATTTTGTGTTAGACCTGTCTACACATTGAGAAGATCTTAAAGAAAAATTAATAGCTAATGAAAACAGTAAATCTTTTACTTGACCTACAGTTGGATCAGAAGACGATAAGTAACTATTAGCATAATGATTTTGAATTTGTAGTAAACGTATGTGAGACTGCAATATTTGTCTATTAAAATGTCGTTGAAATAAACTTTTTTCTTGATCAATAGCTCCAAATCTAAGTTCATTTTGATCTATAAATAAATTAACTCCGTAAAACCCTTTTAATTCAGTCATATTAAGCTCCCATTACTTTTTTTAACAACACTTGATTCAACCAGTATGATAATTCGTCTTTAGTAAATTGTAATTGGTTTAAATCATTTCCAGTAGTTAAATAAATTACTTCAACTAAAAATCCTAATATGTCTTTATTAAACAATGTATCAACAATACCTCTTAAATCTGTAGTATTGTTTAAATAATTTTGTAATTTTGTTGTATCCGTAACTAATTTAATTATATTCAAATCATCTAATCCATAATAAGTTCTAAAATTATTATTAATTTCAGCTATATTTCCTTCTTGTGCTTGTGTTAAAACTAATCTTACTTCCTGGTCTATAGCAGGACATGAAGATATTAAAGGCATTGACGATGTTGTTTCATAAATAATATCTAATATTAAATCAACATCTTTAATAAAAAAGTTAGCTAACGTTGCTAATAATAATTTATCTTCAGAATTACCAACAGATAATAATATTTTTAATATACTTTGTAAAGAACCTGTATCCATTAATTCTTTTAAAGAATCTGTCAAATATTCAGCATTAGGAACTCCGTACTTTGTTAGCAACGATGCTAATGCTTTATGTGGTTCTTTTGTAAAGTCAATATTATTTAAGGTATGATGAACTAATTTAAAAGGCATTATACCTTCAACTCTTGTAGGTCTTTCTATATCAGCAACCTCATATGTATAAGGTCCTGTAATTAAATCAATTGGTAATGCTGATAAAGATTGATTACTAGGATTAAAAGACGCTGTTCTTCCAATAAGACCACCAAATATCATACCATTTTCCATAGATAATGGAAGTGGTTGTTTGCCAGTAATAATACTTGGTACATTGTGATTAAAAGTTAATAAGTCAACGTAATTATTTAATCCTAGATCAATTAATACTTCGTTAACCAAAGCATTAGCTTGAGTGTTAATATACCTATCAATACTTGGAACTCCTGTAGAAAAATTTATTTTTACATCAAAACTATTAGTTAGTCCAAAAATAGATCCAATAGATGTAAGAGTTTTTGGAATATTATGTTCACCCCACGCATCAGTTGCATTTTTAACTTTAGGTAATAAATCTCTTTGTAAAAAATTAAGTTGTTGTCTAGACTGATTAGAAGCTTTTTCTATAAAGGAAAGAACTTGATTTAATTTTTGAGATACTGGTTTAAAAAAAGAATCTGTTAGTTCGTTTGGTATATGTGGTCTTATAGATTTTGGTATCATTTGTCCTGCAACAAAACTAAACCATCTATCTGTCTCTCTATTAACAAATACTTCAAATGTAGTTATAGTATTAAGTGCATTATCAATTGGAACATCAGCTAAACTACTTCTAGTTCCAGATGCCACATTTGTTTTACTTGTACCAAAATTAACATTTTTACCTACAGTACCAGAAAATGTATCACCTTGTTCTGTTTTTACTTCCCAATTACCTGGAATCTCTATTGAAGAAGGAGACTCAAATGGTTGATTAGGAGACTTACTTCTTATAGTTAAAGGTTCAACTGATAAACTTGTAAACCCACCATAAGATAAAGAAACTGGATGTGTGGGAACATTAAATAATGCATTATTACTAAACTCACTTTTAGAATCAATAGACGGAACTTTTCCTTCTTTCCAAATATCTAAATTACCATTAAGAAATAAACTTCCTGTAATAATAGGTGTCTTAGTTCTACTTAAATATTCAATTAAAACAGGTTGTCCTGGTCTTAAAGGTATTGGTTTTGTTCCTACACCATTTGCACCAACCAAACCATCACTTTGTCTTCTAGGTACATGATCTACAATGGCGTTATTCATACTTGGAATAATCACTTTGTAAGAATCAGTTATTGCATCTAACTTAGATACACTAGCTATGTAGCCTTGAATTGGACCACTTGCTGGTAGGGCTCTAGCTGTATAATTATTTAACTGAGTATTCTTGTTATTTCTATAGTGATTATAAACTGTATTAATTTCCATTGAGTTATGTTATAAGTATGCTTTTATTATCTATATTTAAAGGATTGATTGGCTAACCACTGTTATGTATAAAATTAACCGTTCTAATTGGAAATTAAAAATTAATGTAAACAATTGGGATATATCTTTATCTAAAAGATTTGCAAGATTAAAAAATAGAGCTAATTCTATAGAAACAATTAGAACTAATTTTAACGAATTGTTTATCACAGAAGAAGGTATTGATAGTATTGAATGTATATTTTTTACAGGAGAAGTAATTAAACCTTCTGAACATATTACAAAATATATTTTAAAAAATGTTAATTGTTCAATTGGTTTTATTTATGAAGAAAACTCACAAACAAAAGAAAAAACAGAATACACACCAATGACAGATGAACAACTTTTAAAATCTTCTAAAAACTACATAGATCAGGAAATTGATTTAGTATTCGAATTTTCTAAATTAAAAATGAATATTTCTTATTTAGATTGGTTAAAACTAAAAGAAACGAATGTAAATAAAATAATTAATATTGTTGGAAACTACAAACAACAAGACACTCTTTTCTTTTATTCTGCTTTTTTAAAAGAAATCCAATACCAAATTAATTGTGAAACTAGTAGGTTAATTATGAACGAGAAATATAAACAATTTATTGTTAATTAAATTTGAAAATTATTGCTTCTATTTTACTTGTATTATCAACACTTCTACCGCCCCTGCTATTTTAGACTAGTTTTCAGATAAACTTAAGTTACTAAATAATATTTGTTCTTACGTAAGGAAGTTGAAAGCCTTAAGTAATTACAATAAATAACTCCAAAAACAGAATATCTTGAACAATCTGTTAAAATTGCAAAAACATATATTTGTAAAAAAAAACCCTCAACGTTGAGGGTTTTTTTTTCTAGTTAATTAATTCTAATAATTCATTTCTTATTTCAAAATACAAATTATCGTATAGCGGAAATAATGCATTATATCTTACTTCTGATAAAACCCGTAAAAGATAATTTACAGTTCGAATAATATGGTTTTTTTCAAACCTTTTAAAAATAAATTTCAATTCTTTTATATAATGCCATTTAGTGTGTTCTGGCGAATCAGAAATCATTAATTTTACCAAGTTAAAAATAAATGTTGAAAAAGTTTCATGTTTTACATCAACATTAAATTCATTATTATTTATTTCAATTAATGTTCTTGCATCCACAGTAAAATCTCGCGGAGATATAAATGTTAAAGTTATCTTACGCTTAGGATAAGTATTTCTCAACGCTTCACAATATCCTTTATTTTTTAATTTTTCGCTAACGTCTTTAAAATTAATTTCTCTTTTTTTCAATTCAAAAGCATGAATAGCTGAAGGATAAATAAATGCAAAATCTATATATCTTTGTTCTTTAGGTGTTATAAAAACAGGAATTTCTTGAGAAAGTTTCCTTGTTTTATAATAAGAACCAAGTAACATAATTTGTTCTTGATAATCTCTTTCACTATTTAAAATAGGTCTGTCAGTTCTCACTTTGGGTGGATTCATCATGCTTTTTTTTATCAGGTATATTATTATTTTACATTAAATTAAAAAAATTAGCAATAAAAAAACCTTTACTTCCAAAGGTTTTTAAATACGATAAATACTTATTTAAGAATTCGGCTCCAACTATTATTTGTATCCATTTTTTTTCCTAATTCTTTGTATTCCATTCTTTGATGATTGTCAAACAATGTAGTTATGCCATCATCATAATAAGTTAATTTTTCAGATACAAATTCGATAAGTTCTGGGTTGTTTTTAAATTCTCTTAAAACACAATATTGTATAATATCATATTCACTATTCAAATATTCAAAATGCATTATTCTATAAGCATTTAATACTCCAGTCAGTATTAAACCATCAATTTCTTCTATTTCTATTTGAGTTAAATCTTCTTTAATAGATTCATTAATGTAATATACCCCAACCATTCCTTCGTTAGAACAAGATAATGTTTCTTGAATTTCAGCAATACGTTGTTCTATTTCTTCTAAATCTTTATCATTTATTTCTTCCTCAGAATATCTTTTTTCAAATGATGCTAAATATTCTTCAGTTAATTCTGGTACTTCCGCTGTTTGTAGAAATATAGCATTTTCAAATAATTTATCACTATTAAAAGACTCACGATTTAAAGGTTTGTCATATTCAAAATATTCTCTATTAGCCCATATTAATTCTTCTTCCTCCCAGTGATTTAAATTATTTCGTTTAGCAATTTCGCTAACTCCCATCAACATGTCAAATTCAGATTTATACTTTGGTTGAACAGTTAATTCTGAACCTGTAAAACCAATATCGATTGTAGTAATATTATCTTCTAATTCTGGATCAGGTGGTTCGTAGACTGTTGTTATTAAAGATGGCGTGAATTCTTCAATAGTATTATTAACTACTGTTGTAGGCTGTTCTAGATAGCTTTCTAAAGCACGTCTAATTACTTCACTCATTGATATTGAATTAATATCAGAATAAGTTTTAAGAGAAGCTTTGATTTCAGGTGTAACTCTCGAAGAAATTGAAATGTTCATGTAAACTAAGAAAGAATGTATCTTAATTTTATCCTATCCAAGATAAAATTGCTATTAAAAACCCCAAATTGGGGTTCTTTTTCTATAGTTGATAAGGAATGGTATGTTTATCAAATAAAGCTACACATTCTTCTTTAGGTATTTTAAACCACTCTCCATGAGAATGGTATTTATTAAATATACCAGTATGTAATTCATTTTCTAACATACTTGGATATTTACATTTAACATTTCTTATTAGTTGAAGTTCGACAGGACTTCCAGTTTGTAGTGTTTTGATTCTTTTAAATGAATCAGTTGCAATACCAATCTTAAACATGTCAGTACCAAAAGCGTGAATTAAGTAAACATGAGAAGATTTATTACTTGCAACTTTCATTTAAAACATTGAACTAGTACTTCTTAATTATATCAGAAAGGGCTAAGTAATGCACACTCTGAAGTATATCCAGTGCTACCACCCATGTTTATTTTATGCATAACTGCATCAATTCTAAATATAGTTTCAGGTTCCTTATTAAAACCAATTCCATTTTCACCTTGAACTTGTGAAGTTGTTTTACACATAATTTCACTAGGGTCTTGAGCTTCTGGACTAACACTAAATTTTGCGACAGATTTATCATATACAGGAAGTTCAATTTCTTTTTCATCAACACCGTTAAATGCCTGCTCTCCATATTCTTTAACATTATCTTTGTAACGTTCGTTGTATTCAAGAAACATTGAACGATCTGAATTAACTTGATCTCTTCCTCCATTCTTTAACATTGGTGAACCGATAATTTGAATTACTTCACCTGGAATTAAAGAAGGATCTCCTGAAACAACAATCATTGCTGCTCTTGTTTCACGACCCATAATTCTTGCCATTGCTAACGCAACAGTTGCTGCTTCTGCTAAAGATTGTATAGTCGGGTCACTTATACGTTGAATTTTACAAGCAAATCTAACATTTTTCAAAGCATCAGGTTTAGTTCTTAAATGAATCATCCAATCGTCCTGACCTGAATTATCAGATAAAGGAGCTGACTTATCAATCAAAAAATTTGTTTTTAAACTAATTGAACTTCTTTCTTCTCTAAAAGAATGTGTTGATTGATTAACATTAGAATCTTCAGGTGCACCGCCCCAATAATAAGTTCTAAAAAATCTTTTAGGATCGACTAATCCAGTTATATCATTAGCTCTTGGACAGAAATAAAAGTTACCATCTCTACTATCTTGAAATACTTCTGTTGGAAATACTTCTTGTAAAGCAAGAAATTTAATTATTTCAATTGATAATTGTTGATTTACTAAAAATGCACTAGCTTGTTCTAGTTGAATACCTGCTCTTCCAACAAATATACGAAATTCAGGATTTTCTTGAACTTCTAAATCAGTTCTAGTTTTACCAACTAAAGGACCTTTACTTTCATACCAAGTATCACTATTAATTAAAGCATCATCTTCAATATCAATAGTATATTCTTTACTTTTTAATATTTGTTTTCCACAATCAATACATTCAGTTTCATCTCCTTGCCCAATTCCTCTTTGTGCTATTTTTAAAATTAAGTCTGAACGTCTTAAAAAAGAAGAAGCTTTATCTTCATTTTCTGCAGTTTTCTTAAGTTCATCTGGAGAAAGATAAACCATAGAATCCATAAGCCATTTCATTCTACATCTAGCTTGAATTTGCAAAGTAACACCGCCAGTTGCTGAACAAGTTACTTGTTGATTTTCTATTACTCCTACAAACGTTCTTACAAGCAAACCATTTTTAAGATCTGATTGAACTACAGCTCTAACTTCATTTATAAAACCAATCCAAACACAAAAGTCTCTTTCATAACTTAATACTTCTGGTACTTGGGGTGGTACTTGACCTTGTTTAAAAGAACATGTAAGAGCAATAGATGCTGTAGAAGCAGCCCAAAACCTAGTAACCATAATTTTACATCCAGATACTAACCATCCAGGTGTATCTGAAGGATTTTGAACTATACCTTCTGCACTTACAATTGCGTTACCAGAAATAATTGTTCCTTTTAAATCTGTTATAACAGCAACTGGAATAGCTCCATTTTTAAAATGACAATTATCACCAAGTTCAGAACCTTTGTAAAAATCTCTAACAACTAAAGGATTTGCAATAGCGTTAGCAATAATATCTGGCGTTCTATTAAGTCCAGTTTTAGCTTTAAGTAAATCTCTATCTTTTCTTGCCATTTAAATTTAAAAAAAAATCCGACTAACATAATGTTAACCGGATTTTTATATTTGTATCTGATTATTAAAAACCGTCAGCAGTACCATTACTACTTAATACTGTACTAGATACTCCAATTGGTCTTCCTGCTTGACTACCAGCTAAACCTTGGTTAACTGTACCAATGTTCTGGAATGAATCTTGAGCAGTCTGAGTTGAACCTAGAGCTGTACCAGCCCACACAGAAGTAGTAGAAACTTCTTCAATGCCTTCAGCTAAACCTTCCCACCTGTTAGCTATTACGTTACGACCAGCAGTTGCACCAAAGGTTAAACTGTCAATTTTGCAATTAGATAATCTAATTTGACCTTTCGCTTTAGGCTGACTAAACGTACCAGCTTGCGAAGGATAAACTAATAATCCGCCATTACCGACAGAACCACGACCTGCACTTACAGTGTTGTTAACTCTATCTAATTCTGGTGCGTTAATTTCAAACACAATTTGGAATCTAGAGTTACGTGAAAGTTTAAGTTCGCGAGAAAGAGTACTAATACCAAAGGTTTGTTGAAGAATTCGTACATCAATCATTCCTCGTTCAAGTACCCAACCTATTTGTAATTCACCATCTAAGTAACGGGGAATACGTTGATTGAGTTCTAGATAAGGTTCTGTAGCATTTTGGACAGTGACTTGAACTGATGTAAATTCTCCTACAAGGTTGTATTTACCAGTTGCTTGGTCTAAAACCCAAACACTAGCATCATAACCTTGAAAAGGATCGAGACCTGCGTTATTAACAACGGCTCCGCCTATAGTACTAACACTATTACCGTTGGTTGATGTTAAAGATGGACCTGCTATGTATGTCATATATTTTATAAATGTAAATATTTGTTAGTTAGTTTTTCAACTAACTAACTTTTTTATTAACGACCAACCGAAGTTGTTAAAGAGAATTCACTAGTAATATCTCTTAACAAGTCAACGTTGATGAAGTCAGCAGGAAACACAGGAGTATATGTTACACGAACGTTTAGATAACCTCGTGAAATATCATCAATTGTGTTATTGGATTCATCACATATCGTTGGTTGATATGTATAAATCTGACCACCACGCATTAGTGTACGAAGATATGCATCTATTGCACTAGCAACACGACTACGAAGTCCAGCATCATGTGGAAGTGAACGTACCCATTGAAGATTACGATACAAATCCATAATGATTTGATCTGCCAAACGACGTATAGCAACCCACTTAGTAGTTGGATCACTTGAAGTTGTAAGACCATTAAGAAACTTATACAGTTGCATTCCGTTATCGAAGTGTAATACTTCAATACGACTTAACGTTAAAGAGTTAAGGTAAGATGGGTCATTCTTAGTATCAGTGCGTAATACTCCATTAATACTTTTACCAGCATACACCGCCGCAGGCGATACATGAGGAGGAATAGAAGCAAGGATACCAGCATAGAATCCATCAGGAGAAGTAGAAACAGAACGTACTCCTGCCATGCGAGTAAATCCAGAAACTACCACTAAGCGGTCACTGCTAATACCAGCAGTAACTGTTTCACTTCTTGATGCTGACAAGTTAGGAGAAGTAGCAACAACAGATACTCTTAATCCATTAAAAGTAGTTGATTGTTCAGCTTGTACAAGCAGTTCAGTAATTGCACGTTCATAACGAACGTCTCCAACATTTAATGAAGCAGCACAAAGAATAGCAACATCTTCCGTTTCTAAACGACGAATAGCATCAACATAATCATTGTCACTAGGGGCAGTAACTTTATAATCAACTGGTTCATATCCATTTTGAAGATATATTCCAGTTAAGTACGCTACACCACGATGAGCAGGATGCAGAGGATTGTTGATTTGAATTGAATTTTCCAGTGCTGATAGAGGAGGAGCAACACGTTGAGGAGTTAGATCAAAAGTAGAAGTTGCAATCTCACTAACTAGATTCTCATAAACTGGAACAAAATACGCTCGTATTAGCTTAGAGTCTGCAGTTTCTCCATATAAACCAGTTTCTTTATCAACTGTGTAGTTGGAAAGAAGAAAAGTTTCAGGAGGATTTACTACAGCATTATTAATTGCAGCATCGTCTCTTACGTCTATTCTGAATTTTCCTGGAGGTGCTGGACGTACAGTAACTCGAATATTGTTTCCACTAACTCCAGGAGATAGAGATTCAATATAAACTAAAGCATTTCCGTTAGCATCATACAAAAAGCGAGAAGCGCTTTTCATTCCATCACGACCACCACTCATTGGAAGATTAGTGTCGTAAACAGCGCCTGAAGCACCAAATAGAATGTCTTGTGGACTATCAGAAGACACAGTGCGAGTTAATTTATAATAAACTCGATTAGCTTCAATTGATTGGAAATTAGTTGTAAATGAAACGCTGTTAGGAACTAATGAAATATTAAGGTCTACTCCATCAAGTAAGCCCATTACAAATTCATTTTTAAGCATTTCTAATCTAAGATTGGTAAGAATATCTGAAGAAGATGTTCCACCAATAAATGCTTTACTAGTAACTGGGAAGCCAGGAGCATTAGCATCAGTTTCTCCAATAGATACTGACGTTTTAATAAACGGAACAGTGAATACTGAACCAGGAATAAGTTCCATTGGATCACTGTTGTTGGTGTCTCCCAAAGCAACTTGAATTCCAGTATTAACTTCAGTTATAACACCAGCAGCATTATTTAAAAACTTAATATCTTGAAAAGTTTTTACCAAATTACCAACAGTAAAGAAACCTTGAGCACTTCCAACTACATCATACGTGTTTGTTGAAATAGTTGTACTTGGCAAAAGACTTCCACTTGGAGTGCGATACTGATAACGTAAAATATAATAATCAGTTCCTGTAGGAGCACCAACAACTACCGATGTTGGAGTTGCTGTTACAGCACCAGTTATAGTTCCTTTAACATAAAAAGAATACACACCAGTTGCACTTTCATAAGGATATGAAAGAATTTGTAAACCGCCTACTGGAAGAGCAGTCGTACTAGCGTCAGCAACATCTTTTGTTATAACTAAACCAGGCTTAACGTTACTTCGTACAATAGCTGTTCCTGCAGCATCGATAGAAGAACTAATAGAAACTAAAGAAATTCCACTAGCAGCAATATCAATAAAACTTAAAGTTACTGCGGCTGAAGGAGTAATTGATGCAAGAACAATTTTTTCTTGAATAGTTGCATCAAAATATCCAATTCCTTCAAATACAGGAAGAAATTGAGATACTGAATTAATACGAACTGGTGAACCAATATATACACCAGGTCTAATAACTGGAGAACCAACATAATTAATGTTTAATGTTAAACCAATGGTTTTTGGACCAGATGGCGAAACATGAGCTTCATTAATTGTTGGATTAGTTCCAGATTGCAAACTAACTGTTCCGACTGCAGAACGTGCCGAAGGCATTACTCTACTGATAGAAAAGTTTGTTGCACCTTGCAACATTGCTTGTCTAACAAAGATAGAACCAGCAGAGTCATCTTCAGAAAATAAAGCGTTAAATTGTTGTCGTGAATTAATTTGAATTGGACCTTGAGGACCTTTATTAAATACACCAGCTAAACCAATAGTATTTCTCCATTCGGGAGTAAAAGGAACAGGACCAATAGTACTTTCATTAAATTTAATATTTGGGAAGGCGTAATTACTTCCAGGTACTGAGGTTGTCATATATATGTTGTATAAACCTAACTGAATAATATCGTATTTCTCTTTAGTTAATCTAATCGAAAAATGTTATCGAAAAATGAATCTTATTTAATCTGATATGATTATTTCTTCAATTGTTTTTAAATTGCCCCAACCTCCTGGTGGAAATACTACGAATTCTACTAATAACCAAGCAAAATGAAAATAAATATCTGAACTAGTTCTATTCCAAGAAGTAGTTGGAAAATCAAATTCTTTAACAAAACCATCTCTTATAGAAAATGGTAATAAAGTTGGCATATCATTTACAACTAAACGAAGTAAATCTAAATATTCTCGTAGGATTTCTTCTCCTGGATTTATATCTACTTCTATGTTTATACTTTCTTGATATAAATTAGGGTCATTAAAATTATGAACGCCTACAATTTTATTTCCATATAAATCCATCAAATTTTGTTCACGAGTTCTAACATTATATCCGTGAGGTATTTGTAAAAAATCAGAACCAGTACTTGACATTACATCATATTTATATGTTGCAGTATTATTAATAGCTACGTCTTGATAATTTAATTGAATAACTACATTATAAGTAGCTTCCTGATAATTACTATTTCTAGAATTATGGCTTAAAGTCATTGGTTTAAAAGCAACACTTTTTCCACCAGACTTTGCTCTCAATCCACTAGAAAATGTTCTACTAGAATAGTAAGGAAATACGTCTAGTACTAAGCCAGGTTCTTGTAATTCAATACCATCATAATTTCTATATTTAATTATCTTAACTTCTTCTTTTTGTTCATCCGCACCTACAATTGGATAATAAATTTCAGGGTTTATTATTCTAGGATGAGTCGCTATTGAACCAAGTACTGCGTTAATTAATTGTCTAACTGTTGGTGCTACACGCTCCATTACAAAAAGTTCCTTGAATGATAAGTAGCATCTTTAAATAAATCTTTTAATGGACTACTTTCTTTTAAACGTAATACTTTTGGTTTTGATAAGAAATTAGTTCCTGAAGAAGTAGGATTATCAATACTAGTTGCAGATAACCTAAATTCGTAATGTGTTTCAACTCTAACTGTTTTTGGCAACGAAGAAAATGGTGTTACAGGTCCATTAAGATTTCCAACTGAAACTAATATGTCAGATGGTATTTGCAATAAATCTAGTATCATCCACACCTGTGGATTCATAGCATTAAATGCTACTAATTCTATTGCTGTCATTGCATTTGCACTACTAGGATCGTCGTTACGAATTAATGCACCTAATGCTTTACTTGCACTTTTATTAATAAACAAAGCGTTAAGCAAAGCTAAAGCTAATTTTGATGGTCTATATGAATCTAAATTAGCTTGTATTACTGGATCTGCGGATGTTTCTCTTTCAAAAAGAACAGTAACAGCATCCGATTGTGTAGGACTAATTCTATATATCAAAGACGTGCTAGCCCAAGTAGCATCTGATATAATAATTCCCGACTGACTTAATACTTGATTACCAGAGTTTACTGGTGCTCTTTTAAAATAAAGGACAGTTGGATTACCAGTTCTGTTTGCAGAATTTTGTATAGCTGTTGTGGTTTTTCCTTGTTGAACAGTTAAAATAGCTGAATTAACTTCACCTATCCCCATCCATTCTGCTTCTGTACCCCATTTAAAAGGAAGATCTTGTTTTATTGTATTTTCTAAATTAACTATACGAACAATAATAAGTTCGTTTTGAATTGTTGAATCTCTGTTTCTTGCAGAAAATTCTATTCTATGAAATTTATTTTTGCCATCTATTATAGGACTTGCAACAATATTTCCTTGATTACTAACTAAAGTTTGTGTATTGATAGCATCAGCTATCGCAATAACAATATCACTTGTAGTAATGTTTCCACTAAACGAACCAACAGAAATCCAAGATGGCGATAATTCTGTTGATAAAAATATACTTATATTAAGAGTACTATTTAAAGAAAAACTTCTATTCTCGAAAAAGAAAGCTTGATTAACAGTACCATCTAATTTATTAACAGAAGATATAGCTTCTTTTAATATATCAGGAACTGATATAATTCGATCTAAATCAGCTAATGCTTGTGTTTCTAATACATCAGCATGTTTAGCTTGTTCAGGAATTTGAGCTAATTGCCCAATAATAACACTTGCTGCTAATGCTGCTGCTACTCTTTTTATTCCTTGAACAAATATATTATTTTGTCCATCAATAAAAGTAGTATCATCAGGACTGAGAGGACCAAACATAGCTTCTTTAACTTGTTCTAATGTTGGGAATAATCTCAGTCCAGTTTTGTCTCTTGCAGCAGCTAAAACTAAAGCTATACGAGGATCTGCATGTTCAATTATACAGAAATATATTTCTTTAGTTGTTTTCTTTTTTAAAAGAACACTATGTCTACGTACAGTATTTGCCATCTCTTTTAAAGATGGCGATAAAGATTCTAAAGTTGTATCAACTAATGTATCAACAACATCTTCAATTGCAGCAAAAGCTGGATTGCCATAAGAAAATCTATCATTAAATACTTGTACGTTTGACATTATATTTTAGCTTTCTTAGCTTTAGGAGCTTGATTTAGAATAATAGGCTGTTCTGGTTGAACTTCCTTTTCATCAGCTTCAATAGATTCAACTTTTTCATCAACAGTTTCATTCATTGTTTCTGATTGTTTTTCAAAATCAACCTTAAACTTTGTTTCTGGAATAATTTCTTCCTCAATTGGCTTATCTGCAGAGATAATTACTACACGATTTTTATAAGGAGAATTAGTACCAAAATAGATATTTGCTGTATCTTCGCCTTTAATTTCGAAAACTCCACCTGCATCAAACGAACGACGCTTTCCATTTTCTACAATTGTAAAAGGTGACAGCGCCATCAATGTATATTTACGATTCTTATCCATGTTAATTAAGTGTTGTATTTTTAAACTCGTTACATTAATACTACAAGAATATTAATGTAACGAAATAATCGGTTATAGATTAACCATGTCTTGCTTAGAATAACTACTAACTACAGAACCAACACTCGATGCATACGAAATAGTAGCAATGCGAATACTGGCACTTTGACGGGCTATAGCAGCACCATAAGAAGCCATTTGTGCACTAAGACCAGAACGATGATAAATATCGCCTTCTGGAACAATAGAAAAATTGGCAGCAGTTACTGTTGGAATCACAGAATTAAATACTAAACCCATTTGACTCTCAGAAATAGGTGGTGACATAACAGGATTAAAAGCAACCCATGCTGACCCGTTATATTCATAAAAGTTTTCAACAACTTTATCACCTTCCATCGAATCAAGAACACGCATGTAACGCATTCCAGTCGTAGGATTTTCAGGAGGAGTAGGGGATGCAATTAATCGGCGAGTTGGATTTAGATACAAATCAAATGTTACAGGACCTGCAACAGTTAAATCAATACCACTAATAACTTCAAGTCCAGTAATTGCAGGAACTTCAATTATATTTCCATCTAACGTAATTTTACCAGCAGTAAGATTTAAAACAGCAGTACCAGTTGTTGCTGCTTTTACAGCAGGGCTACCAAAAGCAACTCGTAAACCGTGGGATACTCCTGAAGTGGGATACATCATGTGCCCACCATTTAAACCTTGTGGAAATAGATGCGGATCGACTCTTAAACCAGGCATATTTTTTATTTTAATAAAGTACAATTGGTAGTGCTTTTTACACACTACCTAGTTAATTAGAATGTTCCAAAACCAATATCAGCGGACATGAACAACTTAGCTTCAACGTCAGCTTCTTCGCAAACTTCAAGAATAGCAATCCAATGAGGATACATAACGTAAGGTAGGAAAGCGTTCCCCATTTGCATAGCCATTCCAGGAGCTCCTGGGATTAAAACATTGGCTTCTGTACGAGTCCACATACCTGGAGTAGAATCTGGTGATTCTCCCATGCAGAATTGTGTATAACCTAAAGTGGCTGAACGGTCAGAAGAATGAGTTCGAGCAACTAATGCAACTTTATTAGGAGACCACATTTGCTTAACAGCAGATTTTGCATCGCGGTCAGCACTTGGGTCACTATATAAAGAATCCACCAAGATGATGTTAAGCCCAGCAATCGAAGTAATGTCTCCAGAAACACTATAAGAGATGAAAGGATTACCAACACTAGAACCTAATGAAATAGGAGCAGAAGCACCGTTTAGTACTGCAACTTGACCTGCTGCTGATTTAATACTTGCATTCTCTTGAAGAATAGTATACAAATCACGAGACATAATAATGTCAGTAAACACGTTCTTGTTTGTAGAAGCAAGATATTGCTTAATCAAACGAAGTGTACGAACAATGTCTGCATTAGGAGAAGTCCAAGGAACTCCAACTTTATTATCTAACGAAGAGAAGTACATTGCTTCTGTACGACCTTTGTTATTAGTCAAAGCTTTATCAGCAGTATAACCATGTCCAGCAGAAGCAGCAGCATTCAATGTTGCATTCCAGCCATCATAGCGGAACATGTTATGAGCAGGAACTTGTGTTGAAACATTGATAGACAAGTTACTACGTGGATCAGTATGATTAATACCACCTAGAAGAGCTTTAACCCTAAAAAATTCAACTGTACGATTATGGCGATTAACCATTTTTTGTACAATTTTAGCTAGAAATTCAGTAGGAGACCATGATGCGTTTTCTGATTCAGGTCGGCGAAGTTGATTCAACAAATGTTGATCAATATAGTAATTATCACGAACATATATAGGAGAAAAATAACGTGTTTCAATACGATCGTTTTCTACATAACCATCTGTTGGTACACCAGGCATAACGATTGGCATTAAACCCAATCCTTGCTTAACTGTACGAACAATAATATTTCGCTCTGGGATTACTTCAGTTGGGAAAAGGAAAGCGAGAGATTCTGAAGAAGTTTCTTCAAAACTTTTAGCAAGTTTTGTAAGAGCCAACGATCCCAAAGCAGGAACGTCGCCAATATATTGATAAGGAGAAGAATTAGGTTCGTACATTTTTATTTAATAACTTTGTTACGTTCAATAATAGCAGCATAAGGATTAGCATCAGTAACGCGAGTTGTATCTGAAGTTAAACCTTGTTGAGTAAACAATTGAGCTTTAGCATTAGCAACCATTTCTAATGAAGAAAGAATATCTTCTTCAATAGTTTCGCCAAGATTGGAATTATTAGAAAGCATTTGTATATGCTTATCTTTTACTTCACGAGGCAAAGCAAGCTTTTCGATTCTGGCTACTTTCTTTTCTAGTTCAATATGACGCAACTTTTCAGATAAAGCAACGATAAGTGTTTGCTGTTCTGTTAGTTGTTCCTTATATGAATCTTCTACTGCAACTAAACGAGTTTCAGTTTCACTAAGTTTTAGTTGAAGACTTTTATTGTCTTCTGTAAGCTTTTGTTCTTGGGAATCAGACATAATTTCTTCTTGATATTGTGTAAATGTAAATAAATCAGCATCCGTCTGATTCTCAGACAATGCTAAAACTCGTGGTAAATTTGGAACAAATGGTTTATTAGTTAAAGCCATTGCCATTAATACAGTACCAACTGACTTGCCACTTCTTTTGGATATATAGTTCCGGAGAAATTCTCCAGAATTATATCTATATCGACCATTACTAACAGCATCGTAACATGAAGAATTAACTATTTCCCATGTTGAGTATAATGCGTCACCTTCTTGTTCAATAGAAGATAAAAAACCTTCAGCAGGTTCTCCAGCAACAGTTTCATATTGATTATTACCACTCTTAACCATTCCGTCTTTAGTATGTCCTAAAAACAAAGGTGGTTCAAAGCCTAATTCATTAGAATTAAAATTAGTAATTATATCATCAAAATCTTTTTGAGTAAATGTAACATGCTTATATAAAGGATGTTTCCAACTGCCAATTCTGGCAATACCCAATCTAATATGTTTTTTATCGTTACTTACTAAAATTGTATTAATATTACTAGATATTTCAGGTTCAATTTCTTGTGAAAACTTTTCTACTTTAGAAGTATCTTCGTTAGAAATATCATCACTATCTTTATTTAAAATATTACTAGATATTTCAATTTCTTGTGAAAACTTTTCTACTTTAGTAGTGTCTTCGTTAGAAATATCTTTATTTAAAACATTACTTTCTTCTTTGCAACAATATAAATTATCCAAATATGAGCATGTTTTTATAGCGTCATTATGAACGCTTACTTCCAGCATTCGTTTTGCTGAAATGTAAACATAGGAAATATTAGATAATTCTTCTAAATAGCAAATAAACATCAAATATTCTTTTGAATCAAGAAACTCAAAAGATTTAGAATAAATTAAATCATCTAGCTTCCAACTACTTAATGCATCTTGCTTTTGTACAATAAACATGTGTAAGTCGGAAAAACTCATTCCTTCTAATTCTTTGATTGTAAAAACATCTAGAATTTTTAAAGAACTAGTATCATCTGATAATTTAATATTTTCTGACGCGGCTATTTTTAAATCAACATCTTGTTTACAGGGTGTTAATTCAACATCTTGTTCACATGGTGTTAATTCAATAGGTTCAATTGTACTATTATTTTGTTCTGCAAGAATAAACTCTCGCAACATTTCTTTATCAACATCCATTTGGTTAAAAGATTAGTAGCCTTTAATGTTATTAATTCCAAGAATATCAAAATACACCATACACATCTATTTAATTTAAGATGACCATTTCTCTAGCATACACACTGGCAAAATACGAATTCTTAAAAAAAATTATAAATAATGTTGAGATTTTGCCTGAAAATACTTTTAAATTAAATAATTTAGAATATAAAGTGCAACCTCTAGTTATTGATAAAAAAATAATATCTCAAGCTATGTATTTATTAAACATAGAAATAAATGAAAATTATTTTGCAACTATTAAATCTATTCTTTTGTTAATGGATGAAAAAATGTATTCTTGCTTTATTGAAAAAGAAACAAAAAATGAAATTAATTTATCTATAACTTTATCCAATTCTTCCATTACTAAATTAATTGTAAAAAAAGATGAGGAAACAAAAAGTAATTATATTGCTGCTGATATGCTTTTAAATGGTTGGAAAGTTATAGTATCAGATAATGTGAATTTAATAGGACCTCTAGGAACAGTTTATAGTTTTTCTAGTAGAGATTGTTCATGTCAAGAATTTATTAAAAGTAGAAAACCTTGTTGTCATCTATTACTTCTAGAATGTGTACAAAACAATAAAAAACTTTTTAAGTAATTTGAGGAGTTGAAATACCAGCGGGTCGTCCACGCTGACCTTTCCCTTTTACTTTTCCTTCCATTGAACGATCTCTTGAAGGATCTACAACACCAATGGACTTACTATTATCGTCTTCTTTGTTAAATTCAGCTAAGTTAGGATTACGAGGATATATAATTAATTGTTTAATATATTCTAAATCTTCATTTGACTGTTGTCTAAAGTTGGTACTAACCATTTCTCTTACCATTTCCCAATCACTAGCATTAGTGGGTATTAAATAACCGTCTTGGGTTAATCCTTTTATCATTTGCATTAAAGCAACTTTATCTTCTGCTCTTGACGTTGCATTATTATAAGGTAAGGTAGGAGCAATTTTAGCAGATTCTCTTGCAAAATTATATTTAATTACATTAAAGAAAGTCTGATTAACAGCAGGTTGAACAAACTGACTAACAAAAGAAGAAACAATTTTATTGAATACTTCAATATGTTTTTCTAATGCTTTACCATCACTATTAGGACCACTATTGCTTAGTCCAAACGGAACTAATAAACCTTTAGCAATATTTTGGTCACACATATCAATTGCACCAGAATACATATCACCATGATTGTTTCCAGTAGTAATTACTTTTACTTCTGGTTTCATATCTTTGTTGTGTTGAGGTAGTATTAAAACATTACCTTCGCCTGTTGATATATTATTGTTTAATTGTTGTTCTAATAATTGTTGATCTGAAAGTGTAACTTCTTCTCCAGATTCTTCGTCGTATTCTGCATGAGTAGCTGCTGATGATGGAAGAGTAATTGCAAGTAAAGGATTACCAAATTTATCTAAAGCTTCTGTCATCATTGCTAACAAAGCTTCTTTCAACAAATACCAGCGATACACACCTTCTATTGCTGATTGACCATAATAATTATTAAAGTCAGAATCATTAGTTAAAATAGCTATTTTCCATAAACTAAGTTGTGTTTCTCCAGTCTTCGAATTTCCATAAATATCGTTCTGGTAAACTCCACTTTCAAAACCTTCCCAAGATGGTTCGTTTTCTGTTAAACGTCCTTGTCTATTTGTTCTGATTTGAATAGTTGCAGGATGATATGTAATTAAATCTTGAAGGATAACATTTCCTTCATAAAGTTCATACAAGTTTTCAGTAATACTGAAACCAGCCCATAAAGACGTTTTAATCATAGTCTTTAAACGCTGTTTGTAATCTACTCCATGCTCATTTAGCATGTATTGAATATTTGCTCTTAAAAATGACTGTATTTCTTTGTCTGGATGTTCTATCTCAGACAACGAGCCAATAATTGCGTTTAATAAAATACGTAAACAATATCTAACTTGCGTATCATATCTTGTTACTGTTTCGTATTCAAGTAAATTTTGCAAGAGAGGGCGGTGCATTCCATGAAATGTTTGACCGCCCTGTTGAGCTAAATTTCTTTTAGTTTTAAGTTGTCTTCTAGTAAATGAAATATCAGCTAACATTACTTGCTCATAATCCTGGATAAGTTACTTGTTACTTGATGAGGTAATTTAACAGAAGATGTCAAGTTTTTACTTAACTTATCTTCCTGTTCTTTTATAGACTTACTTCTTTGTTGGAGTATATCATTTACTTCTAGATAAAAACCATCTTGAATTATACAAGTCAAAGTCTCCCATTCTTTTAAAGAAATGTTGAGTATCTGACTTGTTGTTATCCACTTATCTAAATTACTCTTTTTTAAAGCTTTTCTACAATGTTCATCGTGAATAAAATTCCACTGAACAAACTCATCTTCACTAGCATAAGAAATTGGATTAAATAAATATCCTATATAATGTTCAGGATAATAACATGTTCTACTTATAATTGAAAAATAATAA